GAGGAAACCTATGGTGTGCCTTCGGTGCTTGCCAAAGCCATAACCGCTGAACTATCTGTAGAATTGGTAGAGGCGATTCTGTATGCGGACGACGGTGCCGCAGAAATTGTTAAAGACTTCAGCAGTGGTACCCTCACACTCGGAGTGGATGACATTGGCCCAACAGTTGCGGCAGATCTAACTGGTGCATCAACTGATGACAACGGTGTTCTTATCTCTGCCAGCGAAAATGTTGGCGCTCCGGTCGCTATAGGATTTCGTGCACAGAAGGCCAACGGAACATATCGATATTTTTGGTTGTACCGTGTGGTGTTCGGGCTACCAGCAACAAACCTGCAGACTAAGTCTGATTCTATTACTTTCTCTACACCGACTATTGAAGGAACAGTCACACGAAGAAATAAATTAGATGGGCTGGGCAAGCACCCATGGAAAGCTGAGGTAACCGAAGGCGATGCAGGCGTTCCTGCCGCTGTCATTACCGGGTGGTTCTCAGAAGTTTACGAACCTGTGTACGCACCGGAACCATAGGAGGATAACAATGGATAATGAAAGAACTGCAGCTATCAACATAGGCGGAAAAGAATATGAATTGGTTCTGACCACTCGTGCAACAAAAGCGATTGCAGGCCGATATGGTGGGCTTGAGAACCTCGGAGAAAAGCTAATGAAATCCAAGAACTTTGAGATGGCATTGGACGAAATTGTTTGGCTAATTACACTGTTGGCAAACCAGTCCATCTTAATACACAACCTTAGAAATAAGGAATCACCTAAAGAATTGCTCACAGAGGAAGAAGTGGAACTTCTCACTTCACCGCATGATTTAGCAGCATATAAAAACGCAATTACTGAGGCGATGTTCAAAGGTACGAAACGCAATGTAGAAAGCGAGGAAGAAGCCCCAAAAAACGCGGAAGTCGGGTAACGGACTCTGAAGTCTTTACCCGGCTTTTATACTATGGAACAGTTCAAATGGGTATGGATTCCGAGGAGTTCTGGCTTATGCCTATAGGACTGTTCTTTGATCTATGGGCCTGCCACAAGCAATGGTATGGTATCGAAAAGCCTAAAAAAATCCATACAATTGACGATATTATTCCTGAAGGGGTATGACTACTTAGCGCATTTTAAATAATGTTCGGAGGTAAAGTTTTGGAAAGGATTATTTTTTTCAGTGGGGGCTGGATGCCATCTTATGATGGAGTCGATAACGAAGAAATCATTAATGGCGGTTCTTACATTACTGAACATGGATTTGGTGGCGAAGTATATAATTTTAGAAACAGTGGTGGCCGAAGCTACGGATATGTAATGACCCAAAGCAATTCTCTCAATTTGGCTCGAATAAACTTTGGCAAAAAAGTTAATGGTGATATGCTTGAGAATGTTTTGTGTGTTTTTGTNGCTACACATCCAAAAGGTGGACGTAAAATTGTAGGTTGGTACCGCAACGCAAAGGTATATGCCGAATATCAAGAATATTTAGGAGTTGACCGCGAAATTAAAACTGCTTATGAAGATTGGAATGACAGCCAAGTAGGATATTATGCTGTCGCTGATAATAAGAATGTAACCCTATTAACAGAAGAAGACAGACTTGGAACTCCCGAATTTCCCAAAGGAAAAGGCGGTATAGGACGAAGCAATGTCTGGTATGCCGATTCCGAAATAGGATATGAATTCAGACAAAAAGTAATTGATTTTATAAAGGAGCACGAAAAGAAAGCAACAAAATTAGCGGAAATCGAGTATAAAAGAAAAAGACAAAGTAAGGTTGATGTTGAGTCAAAAAAGAAAGTTGAAGAAATAGCCATAAAACAAACGATAGAGTATTACGCAGATTACGGTTTCTCGTGTAAACGGGTCGATAAAGAAAATCTCGGGTGGGATTTGGAATTTTCCAAGGGAAAAGTCAAGCTGCTAGTAGAAGTAAAAGGTCTTTCACAGTCATATATATCTGTGCAATTAACCCGAAACGAATACGAGAAAATGCGACATTATAAGGATTGTTACAGGTTGGCGGTTGTGACTAATTGTTATGAGGAAAATCCAAGCATTAATGTTTTTTCTTATGACCGTGATAAAAATGGCTGGTTCGATGAATTTAGAAATGAACTCAGTATTGAGGAAATAGTTGCAGCCCGGTGTGAATTAAAGTAAATACACAAAATATTACAGTTTCTTCAAGAGCAATCGAAAGGTTGCTCTTTTTCATGCCCTTTTTTATGGAGGAGGTGAAGGCATGGCAGACAATTTCGGCTTAAAGATTGGTGTTGAAGGCGAGCGCGAATTTAAGAAAGCTCTTTCTGAAATCAACCAATCATTTAGGGTTCTGGGCAGTGAAATGACCCTTGTAACCAGTCAATTCGATAAAAACGATAAATCGATACAGTCGGTTACCGCTCGGAATGCGGTTCTGAATAAAGAAATCGACGCACAAAAAGAAAAGATTGCAACTCTTAAGGCCGCTTTAGATAATGCCGCCTCCTCGTTCGGTGAGAATGATCGCCGCACGCAAAACTGGCAGATCCAGCTAAACAAGGCACAGGCTCAGCTTAATGATATGGAACGTGAACTTGAACAGTCTGCTGTCGAAGCTAATAATCTCGGTGAAGAATTGGATAATTCGGCTAAAAGTGCAGATGATGCCGGTGGCAAGTTTGGAAAACTTGGTGGTGTCCTCAAGGGCATTGGTGTTGCAATGGGTGCAGTTGCCACTGCTGCAGGGGCTGCGGCTATAAAACTAGGTAAAGAAGTAGTAGCACAATTTGGTGAGTTAGAGCAAAACCTTGGCGGTTCCGAGGCGGTTTTCGGAGCTCACGCTTTAGCTATCCAGAAAAGCGGCGAAGAAGCATATAAAAACCTTGGTATATCACAAAGTGAGTACCTAGCAACTGCAAACAAAATGGGTGCGTTATTCCAAGGCTCTGGTATCCAACAGCAAAAAAGNCTTGAATTGACCGAGAAAGCAATGCAACGTGCCGCAGACATGGCTTCTGTTATGGGCATTGATATGTCTATGGCAATGGACGCNGTCACAGGTGCCGCCAAAGGCAACTTCACAATGATGGACAACTTAGGTGTTGCGATGAACGCTACCAATATTGAGGCATATGCTCTAGCAAAAGGTCTTGATTTCACTTGGAAAACTGCTACACAAGCTGAAAAAGCTGAAGTCGCTATGCAGATGTTTTTCGAGAATACCCAGCAGTATGCCGGGAACTTTGCACGCGAATCCACAGAAACAATTACGGGTTCAATCGGACTGCTTCAAGCTGCACTTGGTTCTTTCACCGCAGGACTTGGTAATGCTAANGCCGATATGACAAACCTCACAGAGAATCTTGTTGATGCTTTCCAAGCGGTTGTCACTAATATCGTACCTGTTTTAGAGAATATCGTANCCGCACTTCCAACGGCAACAGGTGCAATTCTAACAGCGGTTGGTGACTTGTTGCCTATGCTGCTTGAAACTGTCACAAGTATATTCTCACAGGTATTAGAAACCGTTTTGAGCCTACTACCAGAACTTATTCCGGCAGCAGTAAGTGCTGTGATGACAATTGTCGGAGCATTAATTGATAACCTACCCTTACTTATAGATGCAGCAATTGAACTTGTAACTGCACTTGTAGATGGTATTGGCATAGCTTTACCACAGCTCATACCTGCAGCAGTTTCTGCAGTCACTCAGATTGTGGAAGGTTTGATTGATAATCTGCCCAAGCTGTTAGATGCAGCTTTAAAATTGATTATAGGGTTAGCTCAGGGATTGGTTAAGGCAATACCGCAGCTTGTTTCAAGATTACCTGCCATTATAAATGCATTGGTGGACTTTCTGATTGATTCTATTCCGCAGATAATCGATGCAGGAATCCAGTTATTCGTTGCACTAATTGCGAATCTCCCCGAGATTATTGTTGCTATCGTCAAAGCCGTACCTCAAATTATTGCTGGTATTGTAAGAGCTTTCACAGGATCTATCAGCCAAATAGTCCAAGTAGGTGGTAATCTGATTAAAGGACTATGGCAAGGTATCTCGGANGCAGGTGCGTGGNTATGGGATAAGATCTCCGGATTTTTTGGGAATGTGGTATCGAGTATNAAAAATTTCTTTGGCATAAGCTCACCTTCTTCTCTTTTTGCCGGGATTGGCCACAATATGGGTGAAGGTATCGGTGTCGGTTTCGAAGAGGCAATGGCAGCTGTTTCGAGAGATATGCAGAACGCAATACCCACAAATTTCGATTTAAATTACAGAGGTTTATCTGGACAAGGCAGTCCTGCTGGAACAAGTATCATTCAAAATCTTTCTGTGGTAACACCAAAGGCTCTATCCGAAAAAGAACTGGCACGAGAGTTCAGAAACCTATCACGCAAGCTAGCACTTGAGTTTTAAAG